CCGTTCGGGGTGTTCTTCTGGTATGCCGACCAGGGCGCCTACCTGTACAACCGTGAGGGGTTCGTCTGGATCTTCGACAAGATGTCGCCGGCCGTGGACGACGGACGCATCTCGTTCGCCACGAACCCGCAGCTCGGATGGGGAAACAACAAGCTGTACGTTTCGGTCGACTGGACTGAGGCCGGCGCGACGACCCGTCGGACGTTGATCTACGACCCGACGATTGCCGGCGGAGCGTGGATAACTACCGATATTGATGCTGCGGCCATGTATTCGTACCGGCCGCCGAATGATTCTTCAACCGTTTACGGGGCGTGTGTCGCCAACACGGGGGTGTTGGTCGACGTTGAGGACGAACAGAACCGGTCCACAGACCGGTACGGGTCGTCAGCGGAAACGCACATTTCGTCGTATTTTGTTACACGGTGGGTGTCGGGCAAGAACCCGATTGTGAAGAAACGGTGGGGCCGGCCCAGGATAGTCACCTCTGCGGAGGCGACGATCTCGTTGCCGGTCTCAGTTTTCAAGGACTACGACAAGTCTGCTGCCACTGGCAGCTTCACTGTGAGCATTTCGGGGAAAACGTCTACTTCGCTGTGGGGGACAGCCAAATGGGACGACGGTGATGACACGTCGCCGTATTGGGCGGCGTGGGACGCTATCTCCCGTGATCTCACCGCTGTGGTGCTGAATCTGCCCACACTCGGGACAGCGAAGGCTGTAAGTGTGAAAGTAAGCGGCCCGACTTCTAACAACCATTGGGAAATGAACGCTTTGGCTTTCGCCTACACGCCTAGGAGGCTCAGATAAATGGCAACACTGGCCGTTACTAACTCGTTCTCCGCTGGGACGACCATCGTCGCAGCGGACATGAACGAAAACTTTGACGACGTTGAGGCGTTCGTCAACAGCACTCCTGGTGTCGTCCAGAACGACATCGTTGACGCCAAAGGCGACATCATTGCGGCTACAGCCGCTGATGCTGTCTCCCGTTTGGCTGTGGGTACCGACACCTATGTGTTGACCGCCGATTCGGGCGAGGCGACGGGTCTGGCCTGGGCAGCTCCGACGACTGGGGATGTGACCGGTGTCGCGGCCGGCACGAACATTGATGTTGCGTCGGCTTCAGGGCCGGTTCCGTCGGTGGCTTTGGCGATTGACGCTGCGGTTGATGTCGGGGCCGATGGTGCGGGCGTCGACATGACGTTCCATTCGACCACGGCCGGCGACTACATGCTCTGGGACGCTTCCGAGGAGAAGCTCATCATCGAGGGCACCAATGCGGCCACGGCCCTTGATGTAACCGACGGCAATGTTTCCATCGGGGACGGGACACTCACGGTTAGCGGGGCGCTGACGGTCGGTGCCGACGGGGCGGGTGCCGATGTCACATTCCACTCGGCCACCGCTTCGGACAACTTCCTGTGGGATGCCAGCGACGAGAAACTGGTTATCACCGGCACTGATGGTCAAAACGCCTTAGAGGTCGCTGACGGTGATGTTTCGATTACGGACAAACTGACCGTCACCGGTCAGATTGTCACGCATCTGCTTGTTTCAACTGAGTCTGGTACGACTCATGCCCCTGCTCTTGGGGACGAGAACGCGTACATCCTGACGACACATGGTACGGGGATTACGGTCACGTTGCCGCAGAACTCCGCTCAGGCATTCGCCATCGGTACGACTATTTACTATGAACGCAACGGGGCGGGGACGCTCACGTTCGCCGCCGGTACTGGTGCAACGATTACATCGAAAGACAGCACCTTGACCTGCGCCGATAGGTACACGGCTGTATGCGCCTTGAAGATTGGCACTAACGCCTGGTCCCTGATCGGAAACATCGGCTAGATGTCTTTCTTTCTTGCAGCAGTCGCCGGTCAAGCAGCGGCGCCACCGTTCGGATACTCGACCACGGGTTCTCCGACGCTCCGCTCCCACGGCATCTACACCTCCCTCCATTGGACCGGCGACGGTTCATTCACACTCACCGGTAATCCCGACACCCTCACCTTCGACATCTGGTGCGTGTCGGGCGGTGGCGGTGGCGGACACGGCTACAGTCCTGGCTCTTACCCAGCCTGGTCAGGCGGCGGAGGCGGTGGTGCGGGTGGCGCCGAGGCCGCTACCGGTCAAACCGTCAGCATCGCCGCACACACGGTCACCGTCGGAGGCGGCGGCACCGGCATGGCCGGCTATGCAGGCAGCCGCGGACCAGGTTCGGCTTCTTCGTTCGGTTCGGTACTTTCCACCACAGGCGGTGGTGGAGGTGGTGGACACGGCTCACCAGCCCCCGATGATGATGGAGGGCCTGGTGGTTCGGGTGGCGGCGGAAGCACCAACCAGCCAGGTGGTAGTGGAACGGCAGGTGAAGGCAACGCCGGTGGTGCTGGCACGGTCGCGACCTTCCAGCGAGGCGGCGGTGGTGGCGGCAAAGGCGGTACCGGTTACGGCGGTTCAAGTCCGCCCGATGGTCAAGGCGGGGCTGGCGGTACGAACGACTACGCCGACGGGTCAACCTCAGGCACCGGTGTGGGCATCTTTGCCGGCGGTGGCGGTGGACAACGCTCCAATGGCAGTGCTGCGGGTGGTACCGGCGGCGGCGGCCCAGCCGGTACCGGTAGTACGGGTACAGCCGGTACAACCAACTCAGGTGGTGGCGGAGGGGGCGGCAACGCAGGAGCCAACGGCGGCAGCGGAGCAGTCGTACTCAGATGGGTGACACCCTCATAATGGCCCACTACGCGGAACTAGACGAGAACAACGTCGTCCTTCGGGTGAACGTCGTACACAACGACATCACCACAATCGACGGCGTGGAGGACGAGCAGCGGGGAATCGACTTCCTAGACGGGCTGTACCCCGATTCGGGGACATGGATTCAGACCTCCTACAACCACAACATGCGAACCCGATACGCGGCGATCGACTACGCATACGACTCTGACGCGGATGCGTTTATCACTCCGCAGCCTTTCCCGTCATGGACTCTGGATGAGGACACGACAGAGTGGGAAGCCCCCGAACCAATGCCCGCCGACGCCGACACGGTGATATACGTCTGGGATGAGGACACGACTTCTTGGATTGAGTGGGATGAAAACGCTTCTTGAGGCAACCCCGAAAAGCGGAACGGCCCTAGATCCGTTTGTCGTTCAGTATCAGATGGACAACACCCTGCCGTGCGTGGTCGCCATCGACCACGCCAATCGAGAGGACAGATGGTTTCCCTCACAGGTGGCTAACGGTCATACCGTCGATGAGAAGTCGCGTGATTCGTCGCAGTTGAACTTCGCATCATGGGCACCTCCTTTGGAACATCGGCCCTTGTTGGAGTTCGCCGCTAAATGTCTTGCCGACTATTTGATTGTTCTTCCCCGCGCAGACGAGTTCCCGCCGTTTAGCGTTCAGGAGCGGTACAACGTCTTGAAGTACGAGCCTGGGCAGGCATACCACGCCGCCCATTCCGATTACACCCCCGACCATGTTATTGGTGGAAGCAGACATTTATCGTTTGTGATGTTTCTCAACTCGCAGACCGCTGGGGGCGAACTGGAGTTTGTCCAACAGGACATACGAGTCGCACCCGTAGAAGGGCGTGCTGTTGTGTTCCCCGCTGGGTGGACCCACACGCATCGCACGCTGCCTGCGTCCGAGGACAGGTACATCTTCCAACTCTGGTGGTCGTTCAATGGCTAACGAGGCGACGGCCGGTGCTACCGACATCCGACAGGTCAGAATCCCAACCGTAGCGTTGGGCCTCGTCCTGTCTGTGGCGGCAATCGTCGGCACAGTCACATGGTCCTCAGCACGCCTAGTGGCACGCATCGACCATTTGGAGGCAACGGTGTCGTCCATTGAGCAGACGATGGACATGAACGCGTACGCCAGGTCTATCGACCTGGAAGACCTCCAGATCACCGTTCACGCCCTGGGGATTGCATTGGATGATCTAGGCGACATGATCGACGACGACTGGGTGGTGGAAGACTGATGCCTACAGTCGTGTACAAGCCGACCCACAGGTTCGTGGGACCAAACTCCCTATCTATTGAGTACGAACTTCGCAAGATCCAAGCGAAGCTCGATGACCTTGAGACACGCGTAGCGGCCCTGGAGCCGTAGGAGAAACATGGGTATCAGACGAGCAGCATCAGAATACGGGTCGTCGGTTGGCGACGAGCAGTTGGCGGTAGCTGGTACGGCAGTGGCGTTGGCGTCAGTGCCGGCGACGGCTATCGCGGCGATGGTCACCAACGGTGCCGAGCCGATCAGGGTTCGTTGGGGTACCCCGACGGCCAGTG